CAACTACCTAGACAACAACTGGGAATCTGATGCAGAAGAAGCAACAGGTAAAGAAGACCCAACTGCTGAAGAAGAAGATGCAGTTGCCGCAGAAAAAGAAGCAAATAAAAAGAAAATGGTTCGCGATAACAAAGACGAGGACGAGGACGAATGAAACTAATCACAGAAATGACAGAAAATGTTCAGTTTCTCGTTGAAACAAATAAAGAAACAGGAAAGAAAAGCCATTATATTAAAGGTGTCTTTATGCAAGCAGAGCAGAAGAACAAGAATGGTAGAGTATATCCTCTTGGAATCATGGAAAATGAAGTTGGTCGTTATGGTACAGAATATGTTGCAAAAAACCGTGCAATGGGAGAACTCAACCACCCACAAGGTCCTACAGTAAATCTTGACCGTGTATCACACATGATTAAAGAATTGAATATGGCAGGAAATGATGTTCAAGGTAAAGCAAAAATAATGGACACCCCAATGGGTAAGATTGCACAAAATCTAATCAGTGAAGGTGCAAGACTCGGTGTTTCATCCAGAGGTATGGGTTCACTAAAAGCAAACTCACAAGGAATTAATGAAGTACAAAAAGACTTTATGCTTTCAGCAGTAGATATTGTTGCAGACCCATCCGCACCTGGCGCATTTGTAGACGGTATTATGGAAGGTAAAGAATGGATTTGGGACAATGGTATATTTAAAGAAGAAATAATGGAACAATATAAAGAAGTAATAAAAAAGAGTAGTGCTAGGGAACTTCAAGAAAATGCGGTTAAAGCATTTGCTCATTTCCTATCAAAACTTTAATTTTTTATACATAATATAAGTTAAAGGTTCAATTAATGCCAGAATATATTTTAGAAAATAAAGCTAAGAAGAAAGCATCAGAACTTGCAGGTAAGGCAAAACAAGCCCTCAAAGATAAACTAAAAAGAGAAATCGAGGATGCTCCAGGAAGAATAGTAAATGCTGGAACAAATGCCGTTAAAAATGCAATAATCCAAGGATTTAAAGGATTAAATAGAAAAAATAAATGATGGAACAAAAACACTAGGAGATTAAATCTACCATGAATAACGAAGAAACTAATTATAACGACTTATACGAAGCGGGCAAAGAAACCCCAACTTTAGATACTAAGTCCGTAGAAGATGAAAAACTTTATCAGACTGCGGATGGGAAACATGCAAAGTTGGACACCGATAAAGGAACAGAAGGCAAAGAAAAGAAGAATAAGTCTTCTATCGCTGCTAAAGCATCAGCCGCTTCGAGTAAAGTTGAAGTTCCATCTGCACTGGGAACTCCAGAGGAAAGAATGGAACAAACTCTTGATGCACTTTTTGATGGTGAAAATCTCACAGAAGATTTCATGGTTAAGACTGCAACAATCTTCGAGGCAGCAATCAACGAACGAGTTGGTGAACTTGAAGAAATTATACTTGAGCATTACGAAGAACAACTCGCAGAACACATCGAAGAAGTATCAACACAACTTGCAGAAAAGTTAGATGACTATCTAGGTTATGTTGTAGAAAATTGGATGGAAGAAAACGAACTCGCAGTAGAAAGTGGAATTCGTTCAGACATCGCAGAAAACTTCATCAGTGGTCTTAAACAACTCTTTGACTCAAACTACATCGATGTTCCAGATGAGAAATATGACATCATCGAAGACATTTCATTAGAAAACGAAGAACTTAAAAATACACTTAATGAAGCGATTCAAAATAACATCGACCTTCACCAAGAAGTTGTAGCACATCGTTGTCAAGAAATCTTTTTTGAAGAGGCAAACGGACTAATTGATACCGATGTAGAACGATTGGCATCATTATCTGAAAATGTTGAATTTGAAGACGAAGACCAATATCGAGATAAAATTCAAACACTCAAGGAAAGTTACTTTGGAAGTAGTTCTGAATCATCCGCGTCGTATCTTACCGAAGAAGGCAGTGATGACAGTCAAGTCAATAGCGACCCATCAATGAATCATTACATGAGTGCCATTAGTCGTCACTCAGACTCAAACAAAATGGTATAAAACTGAGTTTTTATACATAAAACATAAACTAATTTAAGTTAAACACTATTTAGGAGAAATAATAGAAATGGATAATAACACAACACCTTACGATGTTTTACAGGAAAAATGGAATCCTGTACTAAATCATCCCGATCTTCCAGAAATTGAAGATTCATATAAGAAAAAAGTAACAGCGGCTCTCTTGGAAAACCAAGAAAGCGCACTTCGTGAGCAACACCTCACAGAATCAACACCAACAAACTCAATGGGTGGCAACTTCAGTAACGCACAAATCGGTACTGCTGGTGGCCTCGCTGGTTATGATCCAATTCTAATCAGTCTTGTTCGCCGTTCTATGCCGAACCTAATTGCTTATGATTTGGTGGGTGTACAACCTATGTCTGCACCAACTGGACTCATTTTCGCAATGCGTTCACGATATGATACACAATCTGGTGCAGAAGCATTGTATCAAGAAGCATTTGCTAAGTTCTCTGGTGCTGGTAACACCTCAACAGGTGCCGCATTCAGTTCAACTGGTGGTATCGACCCAACAGGTTCACCATCTCTTGACGGTTTCCGAGCATTGCTCACTTCAACTGCTGAAGGTATGGGTTCATCAGATGGTACTGCATTCCGTGACATGGCGTTCAGTATTGAACGAGTTGCTGTTGAAGCAAAAACCCGTGCATTGAAAGCAGAATACACCACTGAACTCGCACAGGACTTGAAAGCAGTTCACGGTCTTGATGCAGAAACTGAACTTGCTAACATCCTCTCAAGTGAAATCCTTTCAGAAATCAACCGAGAAGTTGTCCGAAGCATTTATGTTTCAGCAAGAAACGGCGCACAACACACAGATTTGACAACAGCAGGTACATATGACCTTAACACAGATAGTGATGGTCGTTGGAGTGCTGAACGATTCCGTGGTTTGATGTTCCAATTAGAACGAGAAGCAAACATTATTGCAAAGCAAACACGAAGAGGCAAAGGTAACTTTGTTCTTTGTTCATCCGATGTTGCATCCGCACTCGCAATGGGTGGTTGGTTGCAACTCTCACCTGCACTCAACAACTCTTTGGATGTTGATGACACAGGTAATACTTTCGTTGGTACACTCAACGGTAAGATGAAAGTTTACATCGACCCATACAGTGCTACTACAAACGATGGCCGCTCAAGTGATATAAACTTCGCTTGTGTTGGATATCGTGGTAGCAATCCATACGATGCAGGTATTTTCTACTGCCCATACGTTCCGTTGCAAATGGTTCGTGCAGTTGGTGAAAACACCTTCCAACCAAAAATCGGGTTCAAAACTCGTTACGGTATGGTTGCAAACCCATTCGCACACGATGACGGTACTACTGTAACTGTTGGTTCTGGTAAGAATGTCTACTATAGACTCTTCACCATCACTAACCTACACGGTAATACATAATCGTTAGTGAATTAACTTAATAAGATAGAGGGAGTCCTTCGGGACTCCCTTTTTTCTTTTATACATAGTGTGAGGAGATTTGTATGGCATATGAAGGCGGATATACTGGGGAAAAGGCAGGATATACTGGGCCGGGAATTCCAGATGTTACAAGAGTATCAGATCCCAGGCAACCAGATACCAATAACTATCTCTCTGCCAATTATTTTAAATTTGAAATTAGCAGACTTCCGTTGGTAACATATTATTGTCAACAAGTTAATCTTCCTTCACTTTCTTTAAGTCCAGTGGAACAGCCTACCGTCTTTGGAACTACCGCCAAATGGATTGGAGGCAAATACACATGGGAAGAATTAAATGTCAGTTTCCTTGTTGATGAGGATATGAAAAACTGGATTGAAGTTTTTGAATGGATGGAAGAAATTGGAACAATGGTAGATTTTAAAAGCAATATAAGTTCCCAGCGTAATATACCTAGGCCTTCTGGCCAGACTGAGGATTTCTTTTCTGATTCAAAAATATCCATCACAAATAGTAGTTATAAAACAAAATTGGAAGTTAGTATCTATGATATGTTTCCTATAGCATTAAGTGGCATCCAATTTAATAGTACATCTTCTGATAATGAACCCGTTGTGGCCAATGTGACTTTTGCATAT